CCTTGGGGGGCTCGAGGCGGCTGCAGCACCGCTTCTTACTCAAATCCCGCTGTGTTACCTAACTTGGAGGTCCAATTGACGTTAAGAACCCGGCAACGCGCTCCAGAAGTCCCATCTCTCCGACCTGCTGGCAAAGAGATCCTGGTGCGGACTAATCAGATCACACCCTCGCGGAATAAAACCCTCGAGAGTGTGATTAATCTGCCTAGTTCCGCTTCAGGTCTCAGAGTCGAGGTCACGACGGATGAGACTCACGGACGCCCCCCGTATCGAACGGGAGGCCCCTTCTGTAACGTGAAGCTGTGGTATCCTGACTATCAAGTCGGCGGTTATACCGTCAAGGGTCAGAACATCACTCAACCAAACTCGACGACGGGCGCTTTCGCCCCTGGCGATGTATGGACACGTACTTACTCGGGAGCAGTGATGCTCGCCGCGGGGTATGCCCATATGTCGTCTTCTCTCGGTTCTCGGGAGACGTCAGTGAGGGGACCTGATGACCATGATCCAGTGGTGAACCCAGACGACCTTTCTTCCCTCGGGCCGGACGGATGGAATAAACTCCGTCCAAAAGTTGAGAAGGCCGGTCTCGCTCAAGCTATTCTTGAGCTTCGCGAGGCCCCCAAGATGCTTAAGTCAACTGCCGAGTCCGCACTAGGTACGTGGCACACCCTAAAGGGGTGGCGCAACTATACCCACGGCGGGCGCGATCAGTGGCGGCGGCATTTTGAGGACTTGCGAAAGGCTCCTAAGCCAATCGCAAGTGAGTTCCTCAATGTCCAGTTCGGCTGGAAGCCGTTCGTGCGAGACGTTATTTCCGTCTGTGATGTGGTTTTAAACCTTGATGAACATATCAAGGCTACCACCAAGCGGAACAACGCCTGGCAGAAGCGGTCATGGCGTGAGGAGGTTGTCGGCAGTAGTTCTCTCATCCATAGCGAGGGAGCGATAGCTCTTACTCGCATCGCACCACTCCAGGGGAACAACTATATTCGCGGCTACACGTCTAATTACAGCGTGTTCCGTGAATCGGTGTCCGAGGTGTGGTACGAAGGGGTGTTTAAGTTCTATTCTGCCGAATTTGACGAGAACTTGCAGTCCGGTTACCCCGCTCTTCGCAGGGCGAGGCAACTTTTAGGCCTGCTAGGTGGTAACATTACGCCCACCGTTCTCTACAAGGTAACACCTTGGACGTGGCTCGCAGACTGGTTCTCTAACATCGGGGCTAACGTCCAGATGCTAGAGGACCAGATCTCGGGCCAGGTAGCGTCCAAGTACATGTACCTCATGCGCTACTGTCACGACCAGTATAGGTACTACACCTCATCTCTCTCTTTTGGAGGGGAAGTGGTGTCAGTGGAGGCCACTAGGCGCCTCGCCGTGAAGCGCAGGGTTCAGTCTGCGGGTAACTTTGAGTTTTCCCTGCGATCCACCCCTTTGAGTGGTACGCAGCTCGCGATCCTTGCTGCGCTCGGTATTACCCGAACGTAGCCTGCCACTTCGCGTGGAGTGGTCACCTGCGACGGTGTATTCAAGAGGGCTCACACTTACGACGTGCGTCCTACTCACCGTCTTAACTCCGTAACCTAGCTTTAGGAGACAACCATGGCTCTTACCGAACCTCTGGCTATAACCATTGCCGGAACCACCCATTCCCTTCCGCGCGTCCGTACGCGCGACATGGCTGCTGACTATCAAAACGCTGATCAAACGGTCTTCGAGAATGTTTCACACCTCGCCGTTCCGAAACGGAAGTCCGAATCGGGCGCGGGTGTTCGCAGTCTCGTGGCCGTTGAGCAACGTAAAATAGTCGCGGATCCGCTTAATGCGGAGTCCCAAGAGTTCAAAACTCTGAGGATCCAGGTCGTGATCGATCGGCCCATCTATGGGTTCTCGTCCACGGAGGTGGATGCGCTGTGGACTGCCTTTAAAACGCAGTTTAACACGGCGATGATGGCCAAGGTCTACGGACAGGAGTCGTAAGGCTCCTCTCCTGACCGAGTCTAGGTGGAGTCGTGGCTGGATGGCTTTCCCCCTCAAAAGGAGGTGCCATGAAAAGCCACGCAAGTGTCGAACTGAAGCTGGTGGAGGCGGTCTATTATGACGCCTGCACCAAAGTGTCTGCAGAAGCCTCTGATTTACGTGATCTCACGACGGTGAGAGCACGGGTCAAAGCGGAGGGGAAGTCGTTTATAACGATCACCCTCCCTGCTTTCGCTCGCGATTTTGAACAATCGCTTTCGCTAGGCAGGATAGACCCCACGCTTCACTTCCAGCGATGGAAGAGACGCGGAGCAGGCCCGGTATTTCTCCAGGGGCTGCTCGGGTTAATCTTTGACCTTGAGACAGGAGTGTTACGAAGTGATGAAGAGTCACAACGCGCTACCCCCGCCGTTGTCGAGGCAGTGCGAGCAATCGCACTACTCTTCAAGAAGGTGGAGGAGCCGTGTACTCCCGAAAGGGAGCGCGCGGCGCTCGCGAACTTCGTCCTCGTTGAGCAACTCAACAAGGGATTTGCGCCGACGACTCAGCAAAGAAGCGATTTCTTGGCTGTTTCTAATGTGCTCTGGAACGGCATGTTGCATAGCTTTGCTAGCAACATGTTGGCTCCTCGGCATGGACCCGGTGCGACTGCTGAACGGCTTAGCGGAAATGCTAAGTACGCTTGGCGGTACTGGCACGAGCGTCTGGAACCTGTTTTTCCATTCTTTGGGAATGCTTACCCTTTGGGGGCAGCGGACCTAGATGGAAAAACCTTTCAGGACGTAACGTTCTTGTCAGCGGAATTAGAACGCCCTGTCCGGGTTGTGACGGTTCCGAAAACCTTGAAGGCTCCCAGAATCATCGCTATTGAGCCCGTTTGTATGCAATTCGTACAACAGGCCCTTAGGGGCTATCTGTACGAATCAATCGAAAGTTGGCCACTTTCAAAAGGACACGTGAATTTTCGTGACCAGGAAGTGAACCAACGGCTTGCGATGGATTCGTCGATCAGTGGAGATCTATGCACCATGGATCTGTCTGATGCATCGGACCGAGTGCCATATGGCCTCGCCCTGAGTATGTTCGACTCGAACCCGGAATTACGGGCTCTTGTCGATGCATGCCGTTCGACCAGCGCTATCCTTCCTGATGGGACCATTGTGTCCCCTCTCGAGAAGTTTGCGTCAATGGGATCTGCTCTAACCTTCCCGGTAGAAGCCATGTACTTCTACACGATAATCGTGTTGGCTTTGCTTCGGGAAGAAAAACGCTCCTGTACGTGGTTCGACGTTTGGGAAACGTCGCGCCGCGTCTTCGTCTACGGGGATGATTGTATATTCCCCGCAGAATACGCAGAAGCTGTTACTCGTTGCCTGCAGGAGTACAACTGCAAGGTCAATCTCTCCAAGACATTTTATTCCGGACCTTTCCGGGAGTCTTGCGGGAGGGATGCGTGTTTTGGTGAAGACGTCACACCAGTGTACGTCCGCCAGCCGCCTCCGTTTAACAGGAAGCAGGTCAGTAGCGTTGTCTCATGGGTCGCTACTGCTCATCAGTTTTACCTGAAAGGTTACTGGCGAGCAGCCGAGCTCATGTACAGCACTGTTGAGAGAGTGATCGGAGAACTTCCGGTCCTCCCCAGGGACAGCCCTGGCCTGGGTCGAATCTCCTTCCTTAACCCCCCACCAGCCTCCATGGCAGGTGGCTGGAATGCCAATTGGCATTACCCTGAAGTCAGGGCGTGGGTGGTGGAAAAAGTCGATAGCAGTGACCAAATCGACGGATTCGCGGCTCTTTCCAAGTCTCTCAAGTATGGGGCTTTCGAGTCTCAGAAGAGGGATATTGGCTCTGATGAGCATGACTTGGTCAGTTTTCAAGCGTTAGATCTGCTTGAGACTGATCCTCATCATCTAGAGCGTTCTTCAGCGCGCGGCGCGCTCATACTAACACGCCGCTGGGTCCCGGT